GAGGTCGCCACCCAGAGTCGCAGAAGTAATCGTCTTGTTCGTTAGCGTTTGAGTCTCAGTCTCACCAACAACATTCGATGTAAGAGCGAGGCCGTGAACATTATTAGTTGCGTCCTCGTGCTGACGAGACTCACGGAAATCACGGCCACTAAAAGCGTGCTCCACCTGACAGCCGACAGAGTGAGCGACCGCGGTAGTCGAGTCCACTCCACGAGTGATCGTGAGGATCGTTCCCGAGACATTCGTACACTCGACCAGCTCTTCATCGATCGTGTCCTTATCGAGAACGATTGTGAACGGGTAGCTCGTTGGGTATCCGGAGGCGAGCGCAACGGTTATCGACGTATCGGTCGAGTTAATGCCATTAACCAGAGTGGTCTTTTTGGCTGTGGATGAGTAATAACGTGCTTGCGCCATTGTCTACCTCTCGTAGTGGACGCGAATGGGGTTTTCTGCTTGCTGCTGCCGACGAACTTCCTCAAGGCGCGTCCGGTACAAGCCCAACAGGTACTTGCCTAGACGCTCACCAGCACCAATAGGACGCATGTTCGCTGCCAGGTCAGCGGTCGCGCTCAAGCCCGAAACCAGCGGTGTCTCTAGGTAAGGAACCATCCGGTACGCAGCCCCGAGCCGCACCACATCTACGGCACTATCCGGAAGGCCCGAAGTGCTAAACAAGTCCGTGTCATTTGCCAAGGTCTGAGGCGGGCCGCCAGTCCGAACGTGAATGCGTTGACCTGGGACGGGCTGCTGGTACAAACTTAATTGCGCACCACCGCTGCCGTAGGGCCTCAGCTCGTAATGGCGGATCGGGATGAACTCACCCGACGGACCAATCCGCTCACCAGCGACACGAAGTACATGACGAGCATTCGTGTTCGTGAGTATGAAGTTAGTTTTCGTCGGATCTGCTGTTAGGTACTCGTCTTGAATCGCGTACAAGTCTGGGTAAACGGCTCCGATGCTGTCATTCACCGCTTGCCTGACGGAGAACCGTGGAAACTGAGGGGAGGACACGACGCGAGTACCTGCCGCGTGAGTGGCAGCAGTCGTCCCACGAAACCCTCGTCCATACGGCGGCATCGTGATTGTCTGGGACGCCCGATCGACGTTATCGACCTGCAATAGTTCATATCCGATTTCGCACACGCCACGAGAAATGGCGGAAGCGTCACTCACGTTCGCCGTCAAGTCTGTGGTCGCCACGCCCCCCAGCAGGTAAGTTGATTGATCCTGCTGAGAAGTAAAACCCGACAAGTAAAGGAGCGTCGAGTCAACGACATCGCCCAAAGTAGTGCTCATGCTCCCGCCCTCCGAATGGCCGCCATGCTCGCCTCATGCGTACTTTTTTCAGGCTGCAAGCCAATGGACTTTGCGTAGGCGTAAGTGTTTAAGTCTTTATTAGTTTTCGCTGCCGTCTGACCCGCGATACGCATATTCGCGTTGCGAGCGCAAGCACCCCAAGAGCCACAGTCTTGAGTGGGGCAGCCAGTCCTGCATTTACTCATTAAACGTCCTCAATGTAAGAGCCAAAGCCAGCGTCAGTTATTTGCGTTACCTGTGCATCCGTCAATTCGTGGCGATGACCACCCAGGTAGTACGAGTCCGCGAGTCGAAGTCGCTCAGCGGATGGAAACGACACGAGCGACCCGACGCCACTCTCAATTAGTAAAGTCTGTGGAGTTTTCGTGGTCACGAAGTCGCCAAACAAACGATCCGTCGCGTACTTCTCACTTATCTGCGGTGTGCTCAGAATTTTCACAAAACCTCCTTAACGCGAGGAGGGGCCGACCGAGGCCGACCCCTCCCACTATCACTCAGAGTGATTAGGTTGCGTTGGTCGCAATCGTTGAACCCGAAGTGATTTTGCGGAGTGCTTCCACTCGATAGAGTGACCACCCGCACAGGCTGTACCACCCATACGGACGGAACCTCGACAAGCGATCCACAACCGGACCGAGGCGCACGGAAGGCTCCACGGCGCACGCTTCTGCGAGTGCCTGCTGCCCAACAACGAACGTGCTGTACTCGTCCTCACCGCCAGGGCCAGTAGCCGAGGCAAGCGGAGCGCGAGAAGTTTCGATGACGTAAGTGCCACCAAAAACGCCCGTGGTCTGCTCAAGGAGAGCCCCCACGTTTGGCTCCGTGTGCTTCCGAATATCCTCAAACGAAAGCGCACCTGTCTCGTTGCGCAGATCGAAAGCCACATCTGGATGCATGTACGCCGCGTAGAGCGAACCCTGACGCGGAACCACGTTATCGCCGCGGAGCTTGGCAACGGACTTACGGATAGAAGTACCCGTAATCACGTCCGCGTTCAAGTCCTCGGTCTGACCAGCGGCAGCACCGTCCAGCACGGTAGAAACAACCTTGTCCAGGCTGTCCACCATGTTGAATCCAATAAGGTTAGCGATCGCTGGATCAATGTCAGCGAACGCAGTCTCTTGAACATAACGAGTGTTAACAACAACGTTGCCGTACTCTTTAAGGACGACGCTAACTTGGTCAACGTCATCGAGAGCAGCCGCGTCAAGGTCAGTTACCTCTGCTAACGGTGTAGTGGCCTGAGCCAGATCGTTGTACAGAGAGAAAGTGACCGCGTAACCAGGCATAGCCTGTTGCACCGGACGCTTATCAGCTAGGTCGCGGTAGACGACCTGGGACCGCAATTGGAAATCAATCATGCGGTCGTATGCGCGCGCAACTAGATCATCAAAGCCTGTGCCTGTCCCACCTGCTGCGAGCGTCGAACTAACTGTCGGCGGCGTCTTGATAGACGCACCGGAGTTAGTTGCTGAGTCAATAAAATTGTCAGCCATATTTGCGATTCACCCCCCTTAAGGGTGTAGTAGTGATTGGATTACTTGACCGGCCCGTACTTGTTGCCAAACAGGAGTTCGTTTAACTCCTCTTGACTCTGCGCATTAGCGATGCGGGTTTGCAGATCACCCGCGTCCACCGCTGTTGCGGCGGACCCAACGGAGCCAATACGAGCTGCGGACTGGACTTCCTCAGAGTCCTTCTGAGGTTGCGTCTCAAGCCCAAATAGTTCAGCGTTCTCAACTATCCAGGCTTCAACTTCATCTGTAGTCGTGACCGACTCGGGGATGAACTTGCTGATTCGCGCATCCACGCCTTTCTCGGTCAAAACGCCCTCGACGACACTCATTCGGCTTGCAGAAGAAAACTCCTCCACTTGCTTGCGGAGTTGATCTACTTCCTTTTGCTTAGCCTTGTAAGCCTTGCGTAATTGTCGAACAACGTCACCTGAATCGTCATCCAAGTTGTCGATGTCGAAATCGTCGTTTTCGGACATTAATGTTCTCCCTATCTCTGCTATGTGAATCGCCAGCCACACCAAACACCTGGGGGAGTGCCTAATGGCTCTGGCTACCGGACTGTTTCTCGCTAGGGGCCGGTCGGTCCTAGTCGGCGTGGAGGCGGTGGGACTCGAACCCACGTTCCTTACTCTGCCCTCGTGGGGATTTTCGTAAGGTCTTTCCTATTCGCCCCCGCGGTGTTACCCGCGATTGGTGTCAAGCGAGGAGCTGGTGATCCCAGACCGACCACCAAAGCGTGCCCGCTCCCGAGACTGCAATCCTCGAACCTTTTTCTTTGAGTCCGCGTTTAGATCCAACTGCGACTGGACGACTTCACTATCCGTGAGCGAACTACCTTCAATGTTGGCAAGCCGCTGCGTTGCGTCCCTAACGACAGCCGCCTTGGTGAACTCTGGCTGGTACTGGCCGATGTTCGCGTCGTTGTTGCCAGCAAACCCAGCAACACCCTGGGCTGTCTCCAGGTCGATGTCCAGCCCAGCGCGACGCGCCCCGCCACCCAGGAGCGTTGCGTTAGCGATCTCGTTGATCTTGTTCTGACTGCGAACCGGATCTAGGACGTACTCGGTCAAGGTCGCTGTATCAAGTCCGTAATACTCTTGCATGGCTTCTAAAGTCTCGGAGGATGTGTCAGCAACCACTCGCGCTGCGTCATTCACGCGAGAACGTACCTCGGCCACGCTCACGCTGTAATCGGATACGAGATCAGCGATAGCGTCGAACTGGCTTTGGGTTCCATCTGGACCCAGGAAGTCGCGCATACCCGCTTCACGGAACACGCTGCGATACTCGCGTTCCATCCCTAGGTACTCGGACTCGTTTCGGATATCAGTAACGCCCTTCCTGCGTAGTTCGACTAATCCTCTAAAGCGCGTTTGGTACGTTTCGGTTTCAGGTATTTTCGCCATGATTACGTCGGTGTTGTTACCCCACTCACGGATCAAACGGTCAAGGTCGCCAATCAAACCCTCCATTCCTCCGAACTCGCGGAATCGGGAAGTCAAGATTGCTTTTGCCTCGGCGTCCTTGCGGCCTTTCTCGCGGGAACGCTCCGCTGCAAGTGCAGCGTCAATTTGCGCCTGCACATCAGCGGCGGTCAAAGTCGGAGTCGGAGTCGGCTTTGGCTGCGGCTGCCGATCCTGCGGTTGCGTAGTGAGCGGCGGGTTGATGACTGAATCGGCCCAATTCTGAATCCGCTGCATCTCGGCAGCAAACTGAGGCGTTGAAATTGCACCTAGATCAATCGGTCCAAATACCATTCAGATCACCCAAACCCAAACATCGCGCTGACGGCGTTCATACCTTTTGCGTAAGTGGCAGCCGCATCATCCGTGCCCTGCCACTCATCCGTGTTACGGATGTACCGCTCGGCCTCCCACAATGCTCGCTGCGAGAAAGATCCGTCCGCATTCTGGACCTGCATCATCTCTTTCATAATGGGGTCGTTCATATCAATGTTGCCTCGACCCAACATTCGTTGAGCAACGCTGCGGTACGGCCCAGCGAGTTCGTAGATGTCTATTCCCGCGTTAATCATCTCTGCCCACGCGGGGTACGCGCCCGTCATGTACGTCGTTCGCAGCTCGGACTTGATCTGATCCAAAGACTTGTCGCCGAACGCGACGCTTGCCAGCATCGCGTCCGCGTCGTTCTGGCTAATGGTGAATCCGTTGCGGCTTGACCACGCCGACAAGTCGGCCGCTGCGTCACCTAGGTTCCCAGAGAATCCAAGGTTATCTTCGGATGCGGCAAGTGCTCCCGTGAGATCATCTCGCAGAAGATTGCGGATCTCGCCCGAGTCGTACTCCTCGCGCCACGCCATCTCGGTGAGTTCCGCGAGTCGAGCGGGGTCAAGTTCCAGACCAAGTTGCCTAGCGGCATTTGCTACGTCAAGTTCGACCGACGAGCGTTGAGCCGTAACCTCGCCCGCCATGGTCGGGTCGGCCTCTTGAACGTAAGAGCCGAACGACGCATTGGATAGATTTTGGACCCACTTGCTTTCATTAAGTATGTTTTGCCAGTAGTCCTCGGCGTCTTTCGGGGTGTCAAAGTCACCCTTCTTAACTTTCCGATCAAACTTACGAGCGGCTGCAAGTAGATCCGGATCGTTTTTCGCTAGTTCGTAAGCCTCAAGGGTTTCCTGCTTGAACTTTGCCCGATCCTCCTTCTTTTGCTTTTCTTTTTTCTCGTCGTCTTTGTCGCTCACAGGGCCGCCTTCTGCTTCTGCTCGACGAGATAATTGCGCGTGTATTCCAACGCGGCTTCACCCATCTGGTACTCGCGGTACTCAGGGTTCTCGTTAAGGATCTCTGCCATGACTTCCTCGCGCTCCGCGTTCGTGATTCCCGACTTAGTTCGCGTCGTGCTTCCGGAGGATGATGTGATGGTCGGGGATTTGCTTTCTTCCTTGCGCACCTTTTTAAGAAGTTGCTGGAACTCCTTGTCGGTTACCCGACGGCCAATAAATGCCTCGGACATCTCATTAGCGAGAACTCGAACGTCAGACTCATTCATCTCCTGATAGGAGTAACTGACCCCGCCAGACCCCTTGCCGCCTTTCTTGTCAGCGTCAGGGTCGTAATCCTTCTTGCCTTGCGCCAGCAGAGTCCAAGGGCTGACGTTCTTGCGTTGGGCAATCTTTATCATCTCGTTCCACGCCGACTGGTCGGTCGTGTAAGACATAAACTCTTGCCCGAAATACCCTTCAAGTCCTTGCTGGAAACTGTCGTACTGCGGGTTCCCGCGCGCACCCTTGGTTCCCATGACGTCCATCGGGTACGACTGAGCCTCGTACTGGCTCGTCGTAATGTCTGGGCCTTCGCCACCACCCATGCGATCTAGGCGGTCGTAGTAACCGCCCTCCGTCAGAATGACGGGATCGGTTTCCGTCAGCGTTTCTGTGGTGACAACCGTGCCGTCGTCGTAAGTCTTGACGTACCTATCGACCGGCCCCTCGGGAGTCTGGATCTCGGACTTAGTTTGCCTGTAGCCCTGCTGCTCGTCTCTATCGCCTTGACTAGCAAACGCCCAGGCCATTTTATCTTGAGAGGAGAGTTCATCCCAGGGTTTTCCGTTTACCGTTTCCGGAAAGATCGCATCTTGACCGCTATCAGGCTCGACTTCTCCTGTTACCGATGATCCCTGTTCTTTCTCCTCATCGGAGGCGATGAAAAACTCAGCCTTGCCTAGCCTTCGCTTTTCTCCTTGAATGTAGAGGTAGCAATAATACGCGCCGTCCGCTGCATCTTGTTCTGCTTTGCCCTTTTCGCATCTCCAAGGCATTTACACTCCTAAAGGTTCCACAAGACTGACTCAATAAAGTTCTTAGCATTCGGGCTTTCAATACTTATTGCTTCGTACTTCTCGTCCCGATCCTTCTTGACGATGTTCCGCATCAAGACTTCTCTCCGAGAGTTGCCAGGAGCCACGGCCAGTAGTTGTTCCGCCTCACGATGAATGTCGATACTGAGTTGGATGAAATACTCAGAACTACCCTCGGGTAAAACACCAGGCTCCTGTGGAGTTCCATACTTCTCAGTACGCATCCAAGACAGGAGGTTTTCTACCTCGGCCAGGGCTTGCAATTTCTCACCCCGTATTGATTTACCATCGCGGTAGGAGTACCGGCCGGTCTTGAACTGCTGCATGGTTTCGTCGCGCTCGGCGTTGAGAAGTTTCTTGTCCTCCGCATAAGTGGGGGAGTAGGGGTCAAGTTCTCGCTCTCTTTTGTCAAACCTGTATCTCATGCGCGATACCTCCGCGTCAAACTCGGAGTCCACTATGGAGAAAACGCGATCGTCAAACGACCTCTTAGTGCGCGTGCCAAGGTAATACTTTGCGACGAAGTGACCCGTGTAGTCGAACTCACCCTCGCGGGGCGCGAAGAACAACGACGCGGATTGGTGCTCCTCGGGGTACGACTTGTAACCGTTCTCCTCATCGAAATACCAGGGGAAAGTTGCTTCCACAGCTCGGAAGTTCGCGCGCTGTTGCGTCGTATCTCCGGCGTCCTCGAATGATCCGACCGTGAATGGGAGGAACGATCCTCCGTCCCAGCCTTCCTCGGTCGTGGGATCAAGTCCGTCAAGAACTCGGTTTACTCGCAACTGCCACCACGACGCCATGGCGTAATTCCATGGATCGTAGATGTCCTCACCCACGGCTTCTTCAACAAGTTTTAGGTATTCCTCGTCCCAAATAACCGTGTCGGTGAAGTCGTAGAACGCATCGGTCATGTTGTCGATGCCGTTCTGACGCGCCCAATCCGAAACGTTGGTGTCGATCCTTCGCGGGTATGCAGGGAGAGCCCACGACAAGAATCGTTTGGAAATCCACAATCCAGTCGAATAGATCTCGGCCGCTTTGTATTCGTTGCTTGCCTTGATCTGACCTTGCTCGGCTTCTTTTAGCGGGATAACCGTGCCATCTTTCATGGTGATGGTGTCGAACATTCCCCAGCCAGACATCGTTTGCAAAGCCTTCATTAGCGAATCAGCCTGTGCGGTTTGAGCCTGTTCGGTATCGGTTAGATCGCCAAGGCGTTTGGTCCCCGCGGGAGAAAGCGCGTTGAGGATGTCTCTCCACATAGATCCGGTTGGTTGATTGAACTGCCCAAGAATCAGCGCACGCAACCCGCCCAACTCCGGCTGCCACCTAAAGAAAGCAGCGGCCGGAACTTGACCCCACCCGCTCGTGATCGGCGGAATCATGTTCATGGGGTCGGCCGAGGGCGTCAGGCCCAGAACCTTTCCACCCAAACCGAACGGCTCAACCTGGGTAAATGGATCGAACCTGCCCTTAAACAATCCGACCATCGGGTACATGACCTTCTGAGCGATTCCATTCATCGGATACATGAAGTACTTGTCGCCGTAGTCGTCCGTGTAGACGAACCCCGTGTCATCCAACAATGAGTACACCAGGGCCGCCTTAACAAACCCTTCTGGGTTTGAGGTTCCCATTCGACGCATCCGCCGGTAGAAGTCCTCACTTGCGCGGTAGTAACGCGATACGTTACGCGCCTTCCACGCCAAGTTCGATCGGTTCATGGGGTTGTCCATAAACGCCAAAGACAGGCTGTAAGCCCGATCAAGGACGTCTTTACCAACCAACTCAGATGCGATCTTGTGGTTGGCGAGCTGGGCTGTATCGTCTAGTTCTTCCCAGGTTTCGCCGCGGGCTGACGAGATGGCTCGCGCCAACTGATCCCGTCGGGGTTTAGCCGACCGCCACAGGGCAATCACGTTGCCCCAGAAGATTGGCTCCCGTGACAGTCGAGCGTTCTGGCGGCCCATCCACATGTAGGCCCGATCGAACGAACCATTCCAAGACAATAGCGACGGGAGCGTGTTGGCGTAAGGAATGTACGGCTCGCCCTCGTACTCGGGCATCATCACCATTGGACGTTCCTTATCGGGAATCGTCCGCAAGTCTTTGGCTGTCACGCGGTCAGACGCTAAGACTTCATCTGGTGCGGTCATTAGTTCTTCGCGCGACCACCCCTTGTAGATGCCGTCACGGTCAAAGAACATATCGACTAGGCGCGTGCTGATCGAACCGTCCGGCTTCTGGAACAAAGCCAAGACGTCCTCAAAGTAGTCATTAGCGAACGGCTGTATGCCCTCGTCCGTGGCTAGGCGCGAGAACCGTTGTGTGTAAACACCCGAGGGATCATTTCGGATTGCGTCTGCAATCTGTTGCTGCACGCGCGCGACCGTCGTCCGGCCATAAGATATGTCCGCGATTCCTTGAACCGCGATGGTTCCGATCTCGCCGTCGTTCTGCATAACCGAACGCAACAGGTGATGCCATTGGTCTACGGCGTGACGCGACTTGGCGGGCGTTCGGTTCCACCCGCTCACCATTCGGGAAGTCTTAACTTTGCCGTTGAGTTTTGCGACAGCCCTGTTGAGTGCTCGGTACGCCGCTTCGTTGCTTATGGTTCCTGGCATAACACCAGGAGGGTTCTCGTCTATCTCGTCCAGGGCCATGCGGCCCGCCTTCAACCCGACGGGGTTACGCGCGCTGTTCAGGTACGTTGCGCTTTGCGCTACGTCATCCAGCAAGGCCATGCCGTGAGCGGACCCAAGAACTTGGTCAATAATTAGTAGGTCGTCGTCATTCATCAGACCCATCGAGCCCATGCTGCGGCCACCCATCCGGTAGCCGATCAAGCCTTCCATGACCATCTTTCGCCACGGCTCTTGATCGCCGGCTGCGTATCGGACTAGGGCGTCCTGCAAAGCCTCGGTGCTGACGCGCGGGGCCAAGACGGGGATGATGATGTTGCGCATGAAGAAGCCAGGGAATCCTCTGGCCTCGCTCCATTCGTCTTGCCAAGCAGCCTGAGTCTTGCCCCCACCTGTTCGTCCACGGACTTTTTCGACCGTGCTACCAATAAGACCTTGAGTTGGCTTCCACGCGACAACGTACTCGCCGTCCCTGTTCTTCTTGACGTACAACTCTCTGGACGCGCGGCGACGAGCCGTAGACGTCATGCGACCCTTTATGAGATCGGTCGTCTTACCGGCGGTCAGGAACCACAGACCCCATTCCTCGATTGCGTTACGAATGGAGAACCGCCACCCGAACAGCGTCGCAATAGACCAAAAGTTGGTGTACTTTTCAAGGCCGCGGCTGCCATAAAACATGGCCTGCCCCAGGCCACCCATCTCTTTTCGTAGATCCTCAAAGTCAGTCAGAGTCGGCAGGCGCATCTTGTCTGTGGTCTGATCCATGTGCAGCGCGCTCTGCGTTCCCGCATCGTCGGCGGAGAGAGAAACACGCGCGGCCGCTTCCTGGGCGGTAACAAAAGGAATGGGGGCTGGCTCTGAAAATTCTCCGCGCGTTATCTTCCGTGCAGGCGGGGGAGCGAACCTTGATCCAGGATCGGCTGCCTCGCGCTTGGCGAGTATGAACTCCTCTAAGCGGTCATCAAGCGTTCCACCTATGAGGGTTTCCTCGAATTCCAACCAATCGTCGTTGTTCAAGCCGGAATCGGATTCCCGCTTTAAGGCGTCCGCGCGACCTTTGGCTCCGCCACGCGCCCACGGAACTGCGACTCGCGTCGTTCCCTCTCTTGGCTTGCGACGCTTCTGCTTCTTGGCGAGCAGCGCGTCCCGCTGCTCTGGAGTCAGGGCGTCAATTTCCTCTTGGGTGAGTTCCTTGTCCTTTTTGCGGCGGCTCTTTCCTGACCGCGGAACCCAGACCTGAAATTCGCTCCACCACTCCTCGGGTACTCCCTTGCGGCCTGGGATGAGCCGACCCATTTTGTCTTTGAGTCGGGATGCCGCCATGGGAATGTTTACTGTGGCAGTTGAGTATTGGCTGGCGTTGTCCGTGTATCCGGAGTAGAGCCATGCGTACATCTGCTCAACGCTTGTGGCTTCTTCCAGGTCGCTAAGGAATGTGATCGACACAGTTCCGTCGTTGATGAATCGCTGGTCGATAGCCGCGGCTGGTTTTCCTAGGACTTCGGAAGGAAGTTGAGCCGTCAGGCCAGGAACCCCCGCTTCGGGAACCTCGTCAAAGATCCAGTCCTTCGGATCTACTTCCTCTGGGACTATTTCGTCCGCGTACCGATAGTGAGTTAGGTAAAACTCCTCAACAAGCGCGGTGTCAGTAGAAACCTGTTCTCGCCATTCCCGCTTAATATCCGCAACTATCTGAGGCAGTCGAGCGTTAAACTCCTCTGGCGAGAGACTTGCTTTCAGTTCTTCAATCTCGTCGGCTTTATCGTTAACAATCTCCGACAAGGTTCGGAACCCCGAATACTCAATCGGTATCCCTCGGGCAGCCGAGGCTGCCACTTCCGCTGCTTCCTCGGCCGCATCGTCAGCAACCGTCTGCATCTGCGACTCAGCAAGTGCCCGCGACGGGCGAGTCGCTTCGGTCATCTCCTGGCCGTACAACTCCGCTTCGCGGCGACCTGTGACCTTGATTTTCTCTGACGAGGTTTCCAGCCACTTGTCAGCCTGCTTCTTACTGACGGAGATACCGCGAGATTGCGCTGCCGCGCGGACAACCGCCGACATCAGCAAGCGACGCTCGCCGATGTCACCCTGGCGGTATGCAGCCGCAACAGTCTCAGCCATCTTGCGTGGCAGGAACATGCGGGCGTATCGGTACACACCCTTGGCTCCCTGGCCGGTCGTAAGATCAATGACCTCATCTACTGCGATGGATGAGAACATCCTTCCGAGCGAATCAAATAATCCTTCACCCGTGAGGATCACGCCGTCTACTGACCCAGCACCACGCTTGTAGTCGGCGGCTGCTTCGCCGATCTCCGTCGCGTTGTCAGACATCGACTGCGCGATAGTTCCAGCGTTCGAGGTATCGACGTACTTCTGCATGATCTTCGCGGCGCGGCCGGTAGGCATCAAACTTGCCGCAACAAGATTGGCTAAATCGCTGCGAACGGCCCCCGCGCTAGTACGCATAGGAGCCATATCCCCACGCTTGATCTGACCGCCTCTGCGGAGCGCGGAGTCGAACGACTCCTTGCCCATTTGGTCAAGGGCCGCCATGACAAAGCGTGGAAGTTCATTAACCGTCACGCCTGCCTGTATCGCTTGGGCTTCGACGGCCGCGTAGGACTGAACAAAGTCCATGTTCTTGTCGTCAATGAAGTCTGCGATCTCATCGACGCCGATCTTGCCGTCGGCATTTCTCGGAACCGTGTCGATGATATCTTCGATGAGGTCGTCAGGAAGTTCCCCGTATTGACGCTGCATACGCTGACGCGCGCCGTCCAAAGCCAGTCGAGCCTCTACCTGGGCAGCGGTCCCGACCGGAGCCTCGTTGAACTTTTTTGCTAGTTCGTCGTACTTGTTTAGGTCGCTCGCCAGAGCATTGAAGTATCGGTACGTCTTGTTGTTAAGGCGGATCGGGCCAATACCCTTACCAAGACGCAATAAAGACCTTGATCCAGCCATCCCCGTGGGTACGGGGGCGAGGGCCGCTAGTGCGTAACGCGCGGCCTGTACGCCGCGGTACACCTTTGACGACGCAATCGTCGGATCAAAAAGGATGCTTGACCCAAAGCCAACGACGTTGGCTACGTCTTGACGAGTCTCACCCCCGCGGGCTTCTGAGTATTCATCGCCCGCCGCTCCAAACATAACCTGGCCGGTATTGCCAAGATGCGCTGAGTCGATCTGTCGCATGAGTTCTGCGAGCTGCGTAGTCCGCAAGCCGCGGGTTCCGATGATCCCGCCAATAGCTTCTTGCGCTTCCAGGTCGTTGGCGTACTCGACCCAACTTTCCCAGATGTCAAAGTCGGGGTCATCGACAGCCTTGCGGTGGAGATCAAAGGCTACCTGGATCTCCTTATCGGAGTAGAGCCGTTGTCCGTTCTCATCGGTTGCCTCGTACAGCGAGTCGATGTATTCCTCGTTGTACTTACCCTTTTCGGCCGCGCCTCGTCCTCCGGTCGCGCCGTAAAGAAAGGAACCTGCGCTGCCTAGCGCACCCTGCCCGCCAGGAGATTCTTCTTCCGCGTTCCAAGTGGAAATTATGCCGCCACGAACGGACTGCATAATTTCTTCGTTGGCGATCATGAACGGCGTCATAACTTTTTGCAGAACAAACAACGCACCAGCCACGGTCTTATCCACAATGCTTGGATCTTTGGCGGTCGCCGAAACCTTCTCCGTGGCTAACTCAAATGCGATACCTGCGTAGATCGGATCTTCCGCTTGCAGGGTCTTGGCGATGTTCTCGACCGCGATCGCATTCTTATTGGGATCTTCCAGGATCAACTTCGCCATGCGATCGGACGCAAGGTTTACTTTGCGCCAATCAACCAGATTGCTGACGTCATCCTTGGAAACCTCAAACCCAGCCTCCTCCGCCTGGGCCACGATTTGCGCCCAGACATTCAGGTCGTCAAGGTTGCGAGGGTTTTCAAGAGACTGCCAGTTAGCCGTGAGCATTTTCTGGGTGTCCAGAAACGTCTGACCAGGAGAGTAGTTGTTCTCCTCGGCGTAGTAGTCGTACATCGACCCGCCGTACTGAGCACCCTTGGCTTGCGCTTCGTCGGCACGCATCGCTTTCTGGTTAAGTCCACGATTCGTGTCGATGTAATCCAATTCGGCCGCTTCGACAGCCGTATCACCACGCATATCTTCGTATGGTGAAATCAGTTCGTCGGCTTTCTTGGTGTCAGCCAGAACCTTGTCAAGGTAGGGCCACGGATTACGCCGCTGCGCGTCCCGCTCTAAGCGGTCTGCGGTTGCCATCTATCTCCCTTTACGTCGCATTTGCTCCGCTGCGGCGGCGAGGCTCCGATCTCCGGAGGCGTCTGCCAGCATCGTCAACGTGTCGCTGATGGTTGGAACTGTGCGCCTCGGGGTGCGCATAGGTCCGTCCCCTGGGCCAAACGGTGCGCCGGCTGTTACCGGCTCCATGGGTCGTGTCGTAGGTGTGAACATTTCGCGGGGCGCACTAGAGCCACCCCCAGCGCGCGATGACGCATTTGGGTTTTGCATCGCCGCGCCAGGGGTCGCTCTGAGTGGGGCAGCAGACTGCATTTCGTTGAAATCGGCATTCTCGCCATATGCGAGGCCAGTCATTTTCTGCGTTGTCTGCGCCGGCCCGCCGTCCGTTCTTCGTGACAGTTTGCCTGGGGCACTCACGGGTGCTGGTTGCGACGGCTTTTGATAACCGCCTCTAGGCATCGGAGTCCTCCTCCAAACTGTCCATAAAACGAACTATGCGGGGGTCTTGTAATTCCTTCGTGTCCGACTCAGGGAAGTCGTCATCGTCGTTGTCGAATCCGTGGTCGATTAGGTCTATGTCGTCCATGTGATGCAAGGCTTCGTTAAACATCCAGGCGGTGCGTCGAGCTAGGTCGTCCGCGATGTCTGGGTTGTAGGAAGAATTAGACGCGATCATCGACACGGCTAAGTGCTGACCCATGCGGATGCCTGTCATAATTTCTCTTGCCATTTCGACTCCTAGATCGGCAGACGTCGGCTGACTCCAGCCGACAAGTTGGGTTCCCCGTTTGAGCCAAGAGAAGCGAGCATCACGGATAGATCAGGGCGACCGCCTGGTCCCATACCCTGCTGTCCTGGTGCGACGCCGCGCATCGTCCCGTCGGGATTCAAGCCGTCCCCACCCATGGCCGCGCCAGGTGACATTCCCTGCATCTCAGCGGCCATCTGCTCCTCGGGAGTTGGCTCGGGGGGTGTGAAGGCTTCTTTCACAACGCTTTCGATCGGGTTGCCCTTTTCCCGTCCCTCGATGATGTCCGCAACAACTGAAAGCACTTGGGCGGGATCTTGTCCAGCCTGAGCAAGCGCGGGAATGGATTGCGCGTAACCAGCGACGGCCACTTTCAGCGCGTCCCGCATCTCCTCAATGTCAACGATCTGCTCCTCCTCCGTCGCGTCCAAGGAAAACGGCATTTGCCGACGCAGGAAGTCACGAGAAATCAACTTGTCGCCACGGGCTTGCAGCCCAAATACGAGGGCACGGTTGGGATCGAGGCCGGCGAGCAGCCCGTACTCCACATCAACCGTGTGATCGCCCTTAATGTCTTTCGCGGGCTTGTACTTAATCTCGTAAGGCGTCCCGTCGTTATTGCCACGCATGGTGCGTTCAACCGCGGGCCACAGTTTCTCGTCCAAGCGCAAAGACTTAGCGATCAGGTTTTCAAACGTGCGAGCGAACATCGCTTGACCCGTCCGGATCTGCGAATCAAAACCACCCATCAGGGCTTGCACGCCGCGACCTGTCACAACGGAACCGTCAATGTTGCCCGTGCGGGCCTCCGGATAGCGGGAGCCAGCGCGCAGCTCGCTATCCAGCATTCCTTGTTCCGCGAACGCACTCGACGGAACCTCTAGCGGAATCCTCCGTACAGCCTGCGCGTTAGAAGTACGCAGCACCGCATCCGGTCCTAACGCGAGTTCCTGAGCGTCAGGAGGTAAGACGAGGGGGGCCTGCACGGATTTCTGTGCCGCCTCCAAAGCGAGCATCGCCATGCGGGACTTCGCAACCTGCACGCCGATCACATCATCGAACTGGCCGCGAGGCTCACCATCGACGCTAGGCCGCATCGTCCACTCGACCAGGCACTCACCCGTGGGGTTCGCGCCCATCTCAAGAACGAAACCCTCATAGTCAGGCAGGAACAACACGTTCCTGCTCGCGCTGTGATACCGGACCACGGTGCATGGCAGGTTCATTTCATCCCGCTGGTACGAGCTGTACCCAGGCTTCCGGAAAACCTGCGCAGTCTCCGGATACTTCGCCATTAGGTCAGCCTTCGTCATTTGCAGAGTGAAGTACGCCTCAATGCAGTTACCCCAACGATCAAACACGGGGTAAGACCCCAGCGGTTCCATGAACGTGATCCGCGGCAACTGCGATTCCGCGTCGATCTCCACAATGCTGGGGACGCTGCCGTAACTAAAATACGATTGCGCCGCCTGATACATCTGACGCGACAAGTCCGAATGCTCAACGTACCCGCGCACAATCAGCGACCGCTTCTCAGCGAACTTCCGAGCCGTATCCGACACAGACTTATTCGAGGCGCAATTGAACGTCGGCAGGGGAGCAAGCACCTCAGACAAGTCATGCGCCGCGACGTCGATCATGTTCGCCACGATCCCCGTAGCCAACGGGCCGGTCGGGAACATATCGGGGTAAACCTCGTTCATGCGGCCCTGACGAACCATCCGGATCATGCTCATGCGGCTGTCACGATTCGCAAAGCGGGTCTTAGCCGCCTCGTATCGCTTCCGCAAATCCTTTTCGTACTCCATTTATGCCCCTACCGGCTTCCAGAGTTGATGCGCTTGAGCGTCAAGCAAAGAAATAGTGCGTTGCTGCCGTAAATCCCACGGCGTAGCAAACGGATTGTTCATATGTGTCTTACCGATCGTGTGAAAAACACGATCTCGGCACGCAAGTTCGGCAAACCACAACGCCATAACTAGGTCTGTCTTTTGCGTCTTAGGCGCATCCGGAGCCCAGATAGCCAACTGCTCCATCAGAGCCTTGACTGCCTCAGATCCGATAGACGACGGGAACTCGATCATCGTTTCGCCGTCCTCCCAGCCCGAGAACAACGTCGTCATGGATGCAACACCAAAATCGGCGTCATGTTTGTTGTTACCCGTGAAGTGAGGCTGGATCACGCACCCACGCGCCGCTGCAAACTGATTCAAGTCCGTGTCATGGACAAGGAACCCCTGGAATCCGTTGCGTTCGATACGCGCTTCGGCGATCTGGTACTTGTCGATGAAGCCGCAGATCATCTCGCGCATCTCATCCGGCGTAATACCGGCCTTGTTGTAGCAATCGACCACATACCGCTTATGCAAGTTCGGGTCGAGGCCAATGACCACAGCAGCGGTATGCCCGCTAGTCGCTGGGTCCACACCTAGAAGGTGAATAAGTCCGTCCCCACCACGCCCTTGACGGACTGCATTGTGATTCTTGGGCATAACTCCGGTGAGTCGTGCGCCATTAACAGCCGCAGCCATCATCTCCGGAGAGAAGATGGAAGCGGAATTGACTTGCTCCTGCTGGTAAACCAACGCCCACGATCTCGGTTGAATCCGCGCACGTTTCTTGTGGAGCCGCTTGCCGTCCCACTTCGGGTACAGCCCTTCACCGACCTCCTCGGCCATTTCGCCCCGTGCGCCGATCTCCGGCTTGTGGGCATACGGCCACAGAGTCACCCAATCCTCCGGCTTTTCGTTGAACTCCAAAACCGCCGGCATGGACAAGTACGACCACGGCGACTTCTCCTCCGGATACCTGGCAGGGTCGCGCAGCGCGGAATACAGATCCTCACCCGCAAGCCGCGTCCCGACGACCAGGAAGTTTCCGCTGGTCGAAATACGGCTAGTGACCTCCGACTGCACCCAGTCGATCTGCTTCTCGTACTCGTGAGCGTTGGTCAAGTCCACGCAGTCGTCCATGATGACTAGATCGGCGCGCGCGCCGAAAACGTGGGCTCGAATTCCGAGTGCTTGAACAGTAGGGTCTTTCTCTCCGGAGTCCCTGCTGTCATCCGATATGTAAATCATGTTCTGCGTCCACGACGCAGAGTTGTTATTGAATCCGCCGGTAGGCGCATAATTCATATGCAACTTGGCGTAAGCGGGGCCGGTCAGCCTGCTCTTAACCGCCAGCAAGAATTTCTGCGCCATCGTCGCCGTCTTAGAAATAATCAAGATGCGAACGTTCGGGTCTTTGCAGATCCGGTAAACGACGTAATTGACGGTAAGGGTGGTTGACTTACCGTGCTCCGGCGGAAGATTCGTGATGCACAAGTCCTGCTCGTTGCGCTCCCACACCATGCTCGGGTGCTGCCAGCTCGGGTCGCGCCCCTCCAAAACGTCAATCACGTTCTGCATGTGCGGCCACACGGGGGCGTCCAGGTACTCCTTACTGAACTCCGCGAACGACGGGAAATCATCCTCCGTGCGTTTCGCCAAAGCCTCGCCTCGACCATGACGCACCCGCTCCACAGCCGCCCGAAACTGCGGGTCGCTTCGCTTCCACGATTCCCAAGTCTTTAGGGAGCGGTTCACGCCCATCATCGCGTTAGCGACAGTCTCGCCCTGACCGATGGAGGCCAAAACTTCTGCCTTCAATGGAGCAAGATTCGCATTCCTGCCCCGAGGCTTCGACTTACTCGCCTTCTTCGACTGCGACATAGGATTCCAAACTCAAAAAAGTATTCAATGGATGCCAAAAAGGGGGAAACCTACGAGGGAGCGAGCGGAGCGTCAGCGGAGCGAGCGACCGAGTGGAAGGGGGTTCACTCCAGCGGCCTCCGCTATTGCAGCGGCCGCCTCCGTTCTCCCCCTCCTTAGGGAGGCGGAGGCCATTAAGAGCCGACGCCGACCCCCCCAAACTCGTCGCTCGCTGCGCTCACTCCTCGCAAATACCCCCCCACCTAGTAGTACCGCCGCGAGATTCAAGATCCGGAAACATTTTCTTAAAAATGTAACTAAGGTCACACCTAGAATGCGGTAGTTAGGGGCAACTCAGCCTAGAGCTGGCCTGGTCAAGGTTGGTCGAGGGCTCTATCTAACCTAGAAATATTTGGGGTCTACGTGATACCCCCGAGCGCGCGCGCAAGCAAGCCTCGGGTCGGTCGCGCGCTCGCGCGCGCCCGCGATCGCGCGCGGGGGAGGCTGGGCGGACTCGGCTCGGCATCCCCCCACCCCCACCCCCGCGCCCGTGCCCCCGTCGATCGACGCT